CAAAATATAACTCTCCATCTACTAATAATGATCTCACATATTCCCATCCACGTTCTTTAATATCAAACAAATTAATAAACTTAGTAAATTCTTCATTCAACTGGCGCTTAACTAAAGGATCAAAATCAACTACGTCTCTTAATTCTAAACTAATTATATTACCATGCTCATCTTCATTAAGAAAATCATCACAAATTTCATCTAACGCATCTGCGACCTCAGCAAACTGTGCCATTGTTCTATAATCTCGTAAACGCCTGTACTTATCTACATCAAGTGTAGCGTACATTAGCTCGTTATACATCCTATCAGCTAGAAATGACCCTATAGGATGACTAGTTTCGGGCGCTTTAGGAGCAAGAATAGAATGCTGTGCTAATAATTCTTTACGTAAAGACCCTGCTTTATAGAAATCTTTGAACTTAGGATTCTCTTCAGTTACGTCATCTATAATTGCCGCCGGTGACCTATAGGGTAAATTATTTTGAATAAACTTCTGTAACCCTCTTCCAAATGTTCCTTTTTGTCCGTCTGCCATTGTAATATTATTTATGCATAACCGTTAAGTGTCAAACCGCCCAGTAGCGGAAGAATTAGTAGAACCTGCCTGCCAATACATTTTACCGCCTATCCTTGCCGTTACTGCGGATTGCCGGGTATCTATAATTTTTATATCAGTATTCTTATATCCTATATCTAAATCTTCACCTCTATATGCGGATAAATTAAACATAGATGTCACGTTATCTATTCTATTAGCCATCCCGACGTCACCACCACCTGCAAAATGAAGACCAATAATTTTCCATGCAGACAGAGAAGGGTTACCTTCATTAAACAAAGCGCACCAAAAACTACCAGAGTCACCTCCAGCGGACGCATCTGTAGTACCTCTTATACGTATTTGTTCAATGAAACCGAGAGAATCTAAATTACCAGAATAACTTACGTTTCCTGCATACGTAACAGTATAAGCACTTAAAGAACAAACAGATGAACCATATGGCTCACTACCAGGCCATCCAAGAGGTCCATATGTCCTTCCAGATTTAAAACATGGTGCTCCTGACTGCGTCGTCATTAAACTGTCTATTTCAGCTGTTGTCGCGAATCCAAGGGCGGAAAGACCTTGTACTGCGTCCACCATATCTTCATCCTGTCGTGCAAGTAAGTATTGCTTCCAACTTTCAGTCTTACTAAATAAATTTGATACTGTAGTATCTAACGCAAAAACCGCTACATCTAGTTTGTTGTTGCTACTTGTAAAGGGATAAGCTCGTTTTACTGTACCTATTTTTAAATCATCTAAAGAAGATTTTGTAGAAGTGTATTCGTCGTACGATGATCTTTGATAAACTGGGTATCTTGTTTCTCCTGTAGACTCGGTAGTATCATTAGCTGAAAGTAAAGACCAATAAGTTAACCCATTAGCATTTTCATATGCAGACGTAGGCATCATATCTCCGCGTAATTGATAGCCACCTAGAACATGATTGTTGCTAACACCTACTACAGTGTTGTCATCTAAATCAATACAAAGACCTCCTAGTGTTCCAGTGTCAACATACCCACCACTATATCCATTTGGAGGCATAATACTACAACCAATACCACCCATTATTGGTCTGTGTGTTTGTCTACTACCACTAACAGGCATTACCCATCCGCTCTCATCAGAACCCGGAGTAGGTAATGTGTAGCAAATTGGTTCCGCGGTGAACTCAGTTTCCCCTACTTGAACATCTGTCTGTACCGGGTCGGTGATTCCAGGTATAGTAATACTCTCTGGAAATAAATCATTACTATCAAGTTCACCTGCAGGGAGCTTCTTGTCTACTGTTAATGTAATAGCTAGATCACCTGTTAATTGACCATTTTTTTCCTTATGCTGTACCCCTATACCCTTCCAGTTATCATTGGAATTAAATAAAGTAGTAACTTTATCTGTTAGAAGCTGTAATTCTTGTTCAGTATAATTACTCATAACATACGTATAATTGATTTGAGTGACCTGTCACGGGCTGAGTTGTAAAGTTAATTTGTATAGAACAACTGGTAAACCCTGCTGCATTAATTGGTATTACATCTATACCACCAACGCCATTGGCACTAAACGAACTTATCGTTGGGAATGTAACAGTCATCTTATTGTAACTATTTAATGTATAAGTTCCAGCACTTGTACCAGCATTTATAAAATATCCAGTCAATGGCGGGTCGACTGTCGCTCCGCCAGATAAATAAGAAAGAGCCGATACTGCAGTTAAAGAATAAGTACCAGTTTGAATCAATCCAGTTAAATCTTCATTATTAAATGTACTTAACATTACTCCTTGTACGGAGTCAAAATTATAACCTTCAAATGTTCTAGCACCGGAAAAGCCACAAGCAAGAGTTGTATATGTATTACCGCTAGTAAACTCTGGCCTGCCAGAAAGCTCTCTATGATCAAAATTGCCACTAAACGCAGTAACCTCAGTTAAAGCAGAAGTATATTTTATAAATTTACTCATAATCAAATGTCTTCACAGGAATGAAGTCCTGATCAATAACAAAAATGGTTTTAGGATCTTCCGTCTGCGGACCTTTAAACAGCCAACCTTTCATCGTGAAATTTGTATTAGCAATAATTCTTGCTGGTTGAGTCCCAGATACTTCAATAGGATATTCCAAAGCTAAAGAGCCGTCCCATAATACTTCAGTCCTAATCTCAAAATTACTAGCTAAATTTTGTGACGTCGGTACTTTCCAACTTATAATAATATATGGATTATTATATGGTACAAAATTACTTAAAATTTGATCCATATCAGTTTGAAACTTTGTCATGATAGACATAGATATACCTACATTAATTGGAATAGGTGTCTGTAGCCAATCAGAATCAAATGCACCAGCACTAACCGAAGGGGCTTTTGTATAGTAAAACCCAGGAATCTTATTAAAAACTCTATTTGAATCTCGAGAAATAGAAGTATAATGTACAGCAATTGTTGGCAACTTTAAACTTTGAGCTTTATTAACTATATCTTGAAGCGCTCTTTCTTTTGGTCCATAATAAAACCCTACTTTAAGTTGATCAACGACTGTTTTACTTTTATTATATCTATTAATGACAATGCTATTAAAAGCAGTAATAAACTGCCTTATCATGTCTTTTAGCTCAAAACCATAATATTGGTTTTTCATTATAAATATTTATTAAATAAAACGATCTATAAAATAGATCGGTAGTAAATTTGAATACTCTGGTATTAGTTTTCTTATACTACCTGCATCAATTATATACGTTACACTATAATCATTTTCATCTCGAGTACAGCGTCCACACTGCTGTATAAAAGTAGTAAACATCTTATTAGTATACCATTTGTGATCATTTTTTGACATTTCTTTTATTCTAATATCACCTAAATCTGGCCATGGACATTTTATAATGATACAAAATCTAGACGCGTCACCTTTTAAATCAACACCAAAGTTTAAAGAGGGGCTTGCAAGCACAGTTGGTTTGGAGCTATTGGAATGTTCTGTCAGAATATCAATATTATCTTTATCACCTTTAACACGATATAGTACACGATCACTTTTTAACTGCTCTTTTAATTTTAACGTTAATACATTTGACTGAGTATGAATTAATCCTTTTACATCTTTATGTTCTTCTAAAATTTCTTGTACGCACTTAACCACTTTTGGAAAATATGTATCAATATTTTTCTTAGACAACTGAAACGTACCAAATATAATTGGTGACATTGCTGGATCGAATGCTGACGGTAAATCTATATATTTATAATCTTGTTCAGATATACCTAAACCTCTCATGAACCGCTTATAATCAACAAACGTAGCGGACATAAATAAAATATTAGTAGCATATTTAAATAAATGCTGAGCTAGTACATCAATCTTCTTAGGTATTAATTGTATATAAGCTTTATTATAATTACGCGTCTTATTAATAATATATTCAGATTGTCGCCAAGTGTCTATAACTAAAGATAAATCTCTCTTTAAATCTGATATAAATTTAAATTCCTTTTTTATAGTATCTCCTATTGTATCAGAATGTTTTTCAAACATTCGAAATAGCTCCATATATCTACCCTCTAAACCATCATGAAGTTCAATTAGGTTTGTAAAGAATTGTTTTCTATTTGATGAATATAATAACGTAAAATTATATTTTTTTAATTTACCTAGATCTATCCTGCAACTAAATCGACTAACAATAACATTTTCTAATTCCGATGCCTCGTCACAAACTATAAGTTGTCTGTATTTCAAATGATCTGGTTTATGAAAAAAACTAGAATAATTCTCTACACTTATCTTAGCAGTTATTGATTTATTTCTTGCTTCATAATAATCACACCTATTACAATCCCAACATTCTTTTTTTAATTTTGTACTAAAAATACATGGAGCTGCATCAGCGAAACTTCGGTCATCTAAATTACAAATATATGAGCTCTTACCTTTAAGAGGAATTATATCTTCAAAATCTCTAGTGTATTGATCCTGTAGAGCTTTTGTTGTTGTTAAAATAGATGTTCCATAATTTTTATTTTCAAAATCATCTGCATACTCGTAGGTTAATTTACTATTGTTTCGAGTTATTTCAAATGCTCTATAATCAGAAACTAACTTTGTCAAGCTTGATGGTGCTCTTTTTAAACCATTAGCAATTGTTTTCGCAATAAAACTTTTTCCACAACCAGTAGGTCCTTGCACAACAACAAATTTACAATCCTTAAAACCATTAATAATATTTGGTATAGCATATTGCTGGCTTGAAGATGGTATATATCCTTCCGGGAAGTTTTTAATGCCCATTTGTATATTATAATATCTCTATAGAAAGAAGCAAGTCATAATACCTATTACGTTTATTTTTAATAAGTCGATTAAGACGGGCGCGCCATATAATATCATCTCGATGGATATGCTGTAAGGTGTAATCAAAATAAATCGTTTTTTTATTCTTAATAATATTAAAAGGATATAATAACTCTATCTTTTTATTATTGTTAAATAATAATTTAATATTAAAATCCTTTATATCATACAGCATAATTTGCCCAATACCAAGAGTTCGTTTTTTAGACATAATCTTCACATTGGTAAGTAATAATTCTTTTAATATATTATCAACACGTTCGTATGTCATGTATTCATAAAAGCCATTTTATCGCCCGAAGACATAGGGACAATTTTCTCATTTAAATATACCCAGAATGTTTCATCTGCTTCTAAAGTACTAATTAAATCTACTGTGTCACAGTTTATAGTTCTATAATCTTGCATTAAGATATCCCAAACTACAATTAAATTCTCTTGATTAGGATTGTACGTAGGAGCTTGGCGTGGAGGATCATAATTCAAAACAGTTCGGCCTTCAATCGAATTTAAAAGTTGCGCGTTATTAGTACATAACATTCTTCTAGAACCCGGCCGGCCGGGCTTAGGATTACGCCGGACGAACTTTACCTCGCATACCTTATCCAATAAGATAACTTTAAGATTAGCTAAGCTGGTTATCATTGTCTTCTAAGTCTTGACAAATACCAAAAAAGCGTTGCTCACTTAAAAAGATACAATCTCTAAGGGAATGATCGTAACCTACTACTCGCAAATTATCAACCTTTATACCTTTATCATCTGGAAAGCAAACAACATCACCAGGCTTAGCACACTTACATTGTGGTCCAGCAAGAACGACTCTCGCTAATCGCCATGTACGTTTTACTTGAGATAATGGAATATGTATACCGTTACGAATAACAGAACGACCGTCATTTGATAAATCTACATATTGTGCTAAAACAATATCATCCATAACTGACCTCAACTGATATCCTTGAAGACTAAAAGTATCAGTATCTTGATATGTATCTAAATCAATTAAGCTACGTTTTACATCATGATCAAAAGCATCTCGTTGACTATCAGTCAAATCTAATTTATCTAATTCCGACTCATACGCTTGTTTCGTTTTTGTCTCTAGAGTTGGTACACTTTTTCTTTTTACTTTACTCATAATTTTTAATATTTATCTCAAATGTTTCTGAATACAAATGTACTTCTCGTTGTGATAATTCATATCGTGTACAAACCGCTTCATATGCCTTTTTATCTTTTTTTATTTTCTTTGTATAATTAATATATTTCCTATTTGTTTTTGGAATTAAAGCATGTAAAAAATGATAATGATCAATATTAATACTAAAAACCGAACCATACATATTAACACTATTGTTTATTAAGGGAACAAACCGAGTATTAGCAAATGTTACATACCTATTCACTATATACGGAGAATAAATCTGCGCAGATGTAATATCTATATCAATTTTACCCTTTTCAAATAAAATATTAGTTACAAAATCAAAAAAATTACTTGCTTGCTTCATAATACAGACAGTCTAAAACCCTAATTCGAATTTGCCCGGGTTTTTGCAAAAAAAATTTGGACATTGGGTACGACCTAATAGAATAGGGTTCCAAAACCGCCAAACTAGGGGTTCTCCCAAGTTTTGCGAAAAAAATTTGGACATAGAACCAAGACTCACATAGTTAATTTCGTTGTCGCAAGAAACGCGTCATCCGTCATGGAATAGTACAAATCCACCACAATTTTCATGAATTCTTCCACTTGATCATCGGTTAAATTCGTGGAAAACGCAAAAGCTGGTGCTTTTTGCCCTGCAGTTACATTAATTGCAGTATGTCCAATGGCAACATTGCCCTTTGAATAGGTTATACTAACACTACACTTGCCTTTTGGTTGAATAATGCCATGTTGTTCAAATTCTTTGTGTACAATTAAGTCATCCCCGTCAACTTCGATTGGAGCTTTGAGATACTTCGTCGATAACAGGTTCGCAATTTGTGTATTGAATAATCTTTGAAAGAAAACAGCACCAAGAGGATCAAGATTAGGAAGTTCCCAGCAAAAATTAATAGCATCATCAGAATAAATAAAATCGTTGTTAAGTAAGTCTTCATTGTCAATCATTCCCTCGGTTTCAACCTTCATCGGTGCTCGAAACGCAACAATGTTACCAATTGGTAACGTTTTCTTCCGGAAATATTTATAAGCAAACCGGTTGTGAATTAAATTACCGTCGTATAGATCGATGTCTCTTAGAATCATACTAACAAGTATATATTATCTTGAACAAAAATCAAATTGTATACACAGTAGCGTCATGAATATTGTTTTACTATATTATTAATAATATCAGTTGAGTGATAACCAGTATATGATAGATAGTGAAACCTATCTGCGTTAATAATTTCAACAACATCTTCGTGATAAAGATTTGTAATTTCAAATTTCCAGTTAATAGAATCTTCTACTGCGTGTAACAAGTAATCAAATTTATTTTTATCTAAAAACTCTAAAGATGGAGTATGAGGTGCATCTATATAAACCTCGTCCACATATGTACACGACTTAAGCACCTCAACTCTATCTTCATATGGTATAATTGGATTACGTTTATAGCTCGTAACCACCTCATCAGAGCAGACTCCAACGACAACTTTGTCGTACATATTATGTGCTCGTTTAAATAATTCGACATGACCTCGATGAAACAGATCCCACACACCGTCTATATAAACAGTAACCTTGTCTGGTTGAAATAAAGTTTTATTTATATTCCACATATTTTTTTCATAGTACTTCTTAGTCATCGGTGTTGACCATGTATCACCATATCTTGATTGTAAAAATTGTTCTGTATATCTTGGGACTGGAAACTTCCATGCGTACAATTTTATCTCATCTAATTCTTCAATAAAATATTTGCTGGTTAGTCCAGAAAAAATATCATTAATTAATTTTTTAGTACCAGGAATATCTCGATGAAAATAAAAATCTGTCCACATATTATTCCATTGCATAGTGTGATTTATTCGAAGAACACAATCTTCTCTCTCTACGGTGTATGGTATGTTAGAATTGTTAAAAACATCTTTAACGGTATTATAATCTTTATAAAGAAAACTAATATCAAAATCAACATCATTTAATTTATTATCAGAAGATGAAATACCTTTAGGAACAACATCGGCGCTATTAATTGCTTTATTCCTATAGCCATGCAATAACGTACCACAATCAAGCCAATGCTTAATATTATTATTCAATAATAATTGAGAGATCTTATATAAATAGCCTACTCCTAATCTATATTGTATATCTATAGGAATATCAGTCATTATAATACACTCGGATCAAAACTATCCCTAGCATAACGTTGACTTCTTGTTATGAATTTTTTACTAATTTGCTTCTCTGCATCGATTTGACTATCAAATATTGTTCCACGATACCCTGGTAAACATAAAAACGGTTGAAAGATATATGCTTTATAATATTTTCTAGAAAAAATAGTACCGCTTAGCGTACCTGTAATACCATCAGCGCTATGTGTTATAGGATAAAAT